ACTTTCATCATAATCTCTTTGTGTCCTTACATCATCATTATAAGCATATATCCATTGACTTGCTTTTGTGTGATCACTAATACCATTACCTGCTAATAAAGATAATACTGTTGACCGGTCATCTGGATTATTTACATCTATACCGTTTGGATATTTATCTTCAATAACTTTAATTCTTTTACAAGTTTTTCTATCACAATCATACGATTCATGACCACAATTATTTCTTCCACTTGAACTAAAAGGCCACCATCCGCCGGCATTCTGTTGTGAAATTTTACATGACATTATATATATTGTATTATATTATTTTTTTTTGCGTAATGTTTTTTTCTTTGACCCTTTTTCCAATGAAGAATATTTATTTAATATACTTTCAAAAATTTTATAACATTCGTCTGGTGTTAATCTTTCTTTATAATTTAACGCACACATTTTTGAGAATAAATCAAATATTTCTTTTAAAAATTCACTTTTATTTATATGTTTAATAACATTAAAATCAACAAAAAGATACGGTATTAATAATCCTAAACTAAATATATCTATAAGAGAGTTAAGTCCAGTATGATTGTATTTTTGTTTTTCACTTAATAATAATTTAATATGATCTTCAAAATTATTCTTTAATAATTTATGAATTTTTTTACCTTTTTCATAGTGTTTTCTAAAACTTGTTGTTTTAAATTTAAGTAATTCAGCTAATAATTCTGGTTGTGAAGCATATGAATATAAATATTCCATAGGATACCATAAATATATTCTTTTATTATTAAATTCAGATAATGATCTTGTTTTAAAATGATTATCATCTGATAATTTTGATGCTAATCCGAAATCTATTAATTTAAAAACACCTTCATGAATAACTATATTTTGAATCTTAATATCTAAGTGAACTATTTTTTTTTCATGTAATACCTTTAAACCAAAAAATAATGGTTCCATTTTTTTAAATAAAATATACATACTTTTCTCAAAAGATTTAGTTGTTTTACATTTTAAGACATTATCAACAAAATAATCTTCAAATGTAATCCCACCATAATCACCTATCATCATATGATTAGTTGAATTAAATTTATCTTCATATTCTCTATCCATACATTTTAAAATATCTTTATCATAGTTTTTTAAAATATTATTATATTCAGGTGCGGAACAATACTTATCATAAATTAAAGCCCATTTTGAATGACCGTTGATTTTACGAATTAAATCATTTATTTGTTTTTCTCTTTTAAAATATTTATCAGATTTTGAACCATATACAATTTTTGAAATTTTTTCTTTTGTGATATCATCTTTAGAATTTTTACATGGTATATTTGGATGAAATATACATGATGAAGAACCTGTTGCTAATATTTTTGCACCTTTTTCATTATTTTCTTCAATAGTTGAGTCTATATTTTTTTTTAATAAACTTCCACCTTCCATATATATATATATTATATTTTGTTAAATTAATAAAATTAAAATATATTTATGAATATTATGGATAATAATAATTCAATTTTTGTTCAAGCTAAAATAGAGTATACAAAACAATTAGTTAATACTTTAAAACCTCATATGTATGACGGTATTAAATCTATATATGATGATTCAAAAGAAATATATAAAACTAATTCATCAACATCATTATTATTTGTATTCAGAACATTATTAGAAAAAATTCCTGAATGGAATAATGAATTAATTGTTAATGAAACTGATAGAATTATAGAATCTTCTAAATGTGATTGGTTAGATGAATTAGTTTCAGCAGTTTATATTAGTCATACAAAGATTTTAATGTCTATCGGTAGTAATAATAATAATAAAATTAATTTAACTATTCCTAAATTAATAAATTTTATTCATAAATGTTATATTAATATTGCAAGAGAACTTTGGAAAAACCCTTTATTATTTTCAGAAGATATATCCGGATTTGAATATCAAAAAAATATTAATGTTATAGAAAATATTATTTGTGATTGTATAGAAAATACTATTAGAATTTCTTTACCCGTTAAAGAAATATTAAAAGATCATTTAGATTTAGATAGTAGTAATAAATCTTCAAATAAAGAAAGTTCTTTATTAAATGAATTAAAAGAATTATTAATGAAAAATCAAGAAAAATCTAATGATAATGATGAAGAAGAACAAGAAAAAGTAATAGAAGGTAATGAAGAAGATGAAGAAACAGTTGATGATAACGAACAAGAACCGGATAATGATGAACCAGATAGTAATGAATCAACTGAACAAATAGAAACAACTATAAACTATGAATCACCTGATGAAGATGAAATAAATCAAAAATGTGAAAATATTGAGATAAATGATATACCTGATATTAATGTTCAAGAAGGTACTTCAGCAGAACAAGTTTATGATAATCCAGATATAATTGATAATTCAGCAGAAGATAATAATGCATTATATGAAAAATTAATCAAAATAAATGAAACTAATAAATCAGAAGAACCATCAATAGAAGTTCCCGTTATAGTTTCAAAAATAGAAGATAATAAAGAAACAATTGAATCTATTATAGAACCTAAAAAAGAAGAAACTATTGTAGTTGAAGAAAATTTATCAGTAGAAGAAAAACTTAAAAAAGAAGAAGATTCTAGAAAATATGATAATTCAACTAATGGAAATATAGTTGATATTACAAAAAATGTATCTGATAATGTTAAAAAAGTAGATGATCCTATTGAAATAACTGTAACTGATAAGAAAGAAGAAAAACCATTATCATATTTAGAAGATGAATTTGAAAAAGAAGTTATTTCAGTTGATAAAATAAATGATGATGATAATGAAACAGTAGATATGTTTTATGATGATTTAAAAAAAATGAGTGATAAAAAAGGATTAACTATGGATGCTGTTGATGAAAATAAATATACATTATTTGATGATTTGGATTAAATCTATATTTTTTTTTATATTATTATGTTATAAAAAATGAACAATAGTATTGTAATGGATATAATTATAAGTTTGAGTTTAATCTTTATTTATTATATTTATTGTAAATTTAGCAAAGATGTTAATGAATTAAAACCTAAAAATATGGCTGTATTATTTGTAATTAATATGGTTGTACTTAATGTAATTAAGTTATTATTTTCATGTAATGTATCAGCAGTAGATAATAAATGTTCTATACCATTTCATGATAAACCACCATTTTAAAAATGATAATATAGTTTTTTAGGAAAGTTTTTCTTTTTAATTCTAAATTCTTTAAATATATCATTTTGAATTATATTAATTGGTAAACAATTATTGGCATATTTCGCAATAGATACATACATATCAAAATTGTCTTCTAAGAAATATAATTCACAATTATTTTCACCTAATGTAAATGAATAAATAAAATCTATTAAATATTGATAATCTTCATATTTTTTATATTTATCATAATTTATTTCATTTAAAATAGTTATAGCTAATCTACATAAATCAAAATTATAATTAGGTTTTATATTATTTAAATTAGTATCTTTATTATAATTTAATGTATCAATGGGATATTTATATTGACCATCAGCTTCACCATATTTAGAGAAACAATCACTAAAAAATAATTTATTTTTAAATGTAAATATCGCTCTACCAAAATCAATTATTTTAAAAATATATCCAAAAGTTGGTACTTTAAAGTAAATATTATTAAATTTATAATAAATAAAAGTTTTTTCTGTTTTAGTATACATTATATTATCTATATGGAGATCATTATGTGTAAAATTAAAATATTTTTGTAAATATGCTAATGCAAATGATATTTGAAATATACATGATAATATAATTTTATCATTAAATTTTTCATCTAATAAATCAGATAATAATCCATCTAATTTTTCTATAAAGAATAGTTGACATGGTATATTTCTAATAACTGATATATAATCATTTTCTTCTTCATCTGAATCATCCGAATCCATATAAATATCCATTTTAAATTGTTCACCTAAATTTTTATGAAACCATGCTTCTTCTTTAAAATCAGAGTAATCATCTGATATATCATAATTATATTTTTTCATAATTCCATTAACTGATCCATAAAATATAGGGAAATTAGGAAGAATATCATTTTCAGTTAATTGAGAAGAAATAAACGAAAAAAAAGTATCTATAAATGCTGAATTATTCATATTATTAATTTTTTCAAATGTATTGGAATTATAATTAGATGGTAATAATGGATTTCTGTATATTAAATTATTATAGTTGTTTTTTATAAAATATAAAGGTTCTAATATTGGTATTATTTTACAAAATACTTCTTTATTAATATAATTATTACATTTAGAATCATAAATATTTGCATTTAAAAAACAATTTGAATGATAATATTTAAATTTTAATATATTAAATAATTCTTGTATATAAAATCTTCTTTTCATATCTATACATTTATGCGAATATTTTGTATTAAAAATATGAAAATATAATGAATAAATTGGATTATATATTTGTAAATTATTAATATTAAATAAATTTTCACATGATCTATAAAATTTCTTTATAATTTTTTTATCGTAAATATATTTGTCTATATATAGATTTGACATAGTTATAAAAAATATTTAGAATTATTTCTTTATTTAAACTAATTGTCATCATTATCATCATTTTTATTTTTCATTCCAAGTTGAGATGCGAATTGTTGACCAGTTGTATTCATAAAATGAAAAGCTTCTTTAACACATTTTTCATTTAAGCATACTACTTTTTTAGGATTAACTTGTTTATATAATATTAAAACATCTAATATATGTTCAAAATTTTCTTGTGATAAATTCTCAAACATTTTTATATATAAATATCATTTATTTTTAAATATGTGTTTTTATAATTTAAAAAAATTATAATAATAGTATATATGGAAATACAATTAAGAAAGTTTGATATGAGTGAAATTAAAGATGATAAAGTAGTAGTTTTAATTGGAAAAAGAGATACAGGTAAATCGTTTTTATGTAAAGATATATTGTATCACCATAAAGGTATTCCAGTAGGTCAAGTTATATCTGGAACAGAAGGAGCAAATCAATTTTATAGTAAGATTGTGCCTAAATTATTTATTCATGGTGAATTTAATACACAAATTGTTCAAAATATGATTAAAAGACAAAAAGTTTTAATAGATAAAATAAATGAAGGTGATACATCTATTGATCCAAGAGCATTTTTAATATTAGATGATTGTTTATATGATAATACATGGGCGAAGGATAAATGGATGAGATCTGTTTTTATGAATGGTAGACACTTTAAATTATTATTTCTTTTAACAATGCAATATGCGTTAGGTGTTCCACCTAATTTAAGAACAAATATAGATTATATATTTATTCTTAGAGAAAATTATGTTAGTAATAGAAAAAGATTATATGAACATTATGCTGGTATGTTTCCATCATTCGAGATGTTTTGTCAAATAATGGACCAATGTACTGAAAACTATGAATGTTTAGTAATAAATAATAATGCAAAATCAAATAAATTAACTGACCAAGTATTTTGGTATAAAGCTAATCCTCATGATGATTTTAGAATAGGAGCACCTTCATTCTGGGAATATTCTGAGAGAAACTTAAAAAATGGTGAAGACAATGAATCATTAGGATCTGGATATAAAACAAAAGTTAATGTTAATAAATTATATTAAAGACTATTAGTTATTTTCTTTACGGCATCAACTAATCCATCGTATGTTCTTTCAGTAAGATCAACAACTTCTGTTCCTAAATGTTTACCACCATCATATATTTCTACTAAAAATGTAGGGAATCCTTGAATTTTATCTTTATGTTTTTCCATTTCATCTTTATCTGCTTCTGAATCTACGACAGAAGCGTGTACTTGAACTCCATTAACAACTTGACCGTGCATATCGTCTTTAAATTTATCAAACTCGGGTCTAGCTTTCTTAGACCATCCACACCATGGAGCATACATCATTTTCATATGAACTTTTTTAGAAACGGGAGAAGCACCAACAGGTGCTTCATATGAAGCTACATGACCTTTTGATGGGTCACTAGGTTTAACTGATTTTGTCATAGGTTTGTCCATTAAGAATTGTTCAGGACCGTTACTTGGAAGGAAATCAACAACATTATTCATTTTAGCAAATCCAAAACTTTTAAGGACACTGTAATTATTTTGAAGTGTTTTGGGAACATCTTCGCCGAGTGGGGTAGTAGCACTTGCAAATAATTGTTGATCTTCAACATATCCATATGGATCAAACTTATCATGAATAACTTGTCCATTACAATTAACTCTTGTCCCAGTAGATGGATTCGGTTGAGGTGTGTTACAATTTCTACCACATCTATTACAGGTGTCATCTGATACGGAAACTAAATTGGCTTTAATTGTCGCGGGAACATTCTGATCGCTTTTCTTTACTACACCTCCGTTATTACAACTATTACCTTCTATCATTTTGCTAAAAATTTTGGTATTACAATCAATAATTACAAATCCTATAAGGATTATTAAAAAAATTAATATGTAATTATTGTCTAACTTATTTAATACGGATAATGATTTCATTTATAATATAATAAATATATTTTTTTTACATCAATTAATAAATTAAATCTTCTAACTTAAAATATTCATATTTATTGTTGATAAATCTTTTTATAATAAATGGTATTTTTTTCTTATTAAATTCTTCCAAAGCAATATCATAAACATTATTAAAATTTTCATAATTAGCTATTAAAGGTTGACATCCGGATTCTAATTGTTCGCATCTTTTTGATAATATCTTTGTTTTTTCATATTTACTTAAAACATTATTTGATTTATTTTCTTTTAAAAGTTTTGAATAATTTTTCTTAAATACATTAATATCTTCTATATCATCCATAATTATATCATTAATATTTATATCATCATCATTATCATCTGAATCTGAATTATCATTTTCTATTTCAGCAGCTTCAACTTCCGAAATAGGGTCAATTATATCTTCTTCGTCGGACATTATAATCTATAAATTAAAAAATATTTAAATAATAATCAAATTTAATTTTTCCATTTTTGGCCACAGAATGTACAACTATAAATATATTTCATATTTAATTTATCATATTTTATATATATAATTGAAGAATCTAACTTTTCTTTAATAGATTTACATTCTTCATTCGGACACTTTATATTTTTATCGCTAATTCTAGGAAGAGTTGAATCATAATTAATATACTTATTATTATTAATACTTTCTGATAAATCTACATTAAAATCATTATCATATATTAATGTTTCATTATAATCTCGTTTATTATTACATGCTTTACAGTACAAATATAATTTAGATTCATTTCTATCCATGTATATATACATTGAATTATTGCATTCATCACAGAATTTATTTTCCATATAAATATATTTATATTATTATTATTAATTTAATTTCAAATTTAACTTATTACAAAATAGATTATAAATATTATTTAATTCTGTATAATTAATGTTATATTTAATATTATATATAGGGATATTTATTAATTTATTCTTAATATCTTTATATTTTTGAATATTATTATAAATATCTATATAATTTTCTTTAAATTTATCTATAATAATTTCTTTAAAAACTAAAAATTTTTCAGGAATATTATAATAATTTTTCATCAATAATGAATTTATATTTTCAAAAAAGATAACATCATTATACTCATTAATAATATTCAATTGATGTTTATTCTTTCTATAAAAACCCGGTTCATTTAATAATGGATCACTATCTAATAATGATTGAATAGATAATAAAACTGTTGATATATCCATAATAGTTGTCCATCCTGGTCCTGACCATGTTCCTAATATACTTAAACATACTTTTCCAAACCCAGACTTATGTGATCCTACGTATAAATTTGGATGTATTCTAATATTATTTCTGGGAACATATGATACATCTGGTGGTGAATATGGGTAATTCTTAGGAAAATCAATATTAAAAAACATATAACCACCTTCATATAAAGATCCTTTTGGACCTATAATCATAGCACAAGCTTTTAACATATTTTCTTCATCAAAATTAATATATATTCCTAAATCATTTAAATTATTATGTTCAATAGATTTAATATCTTTATTAATTATTCTTTTTAGTGCTTTATTCATTATATAAATAATTATCTTAATATATATTTAAATATTACATAAATTTGAATTCCTTAATATATAAAAATAAATTTGATAAAATATTATATTTAGATTATTATAATGTTCGAAAATATACTGAAGTTTTTGAGCGATAAAAAAAGGGTGGATAATGGACCTATCACCCATACTATATATGATGAAAAATCACCTTTAAAAGGTTCATATAATATTAAAAAAGAAGATATCCCTAAACTTTATGATTTAATATTTAATATTTATAAAAAGAATGGTGATATTTCTATTATTGAAAGAGTGGGTGATATTTGTCCCTTAATTATTGATTTGGACTTTAAATATAAGGATAATATTAGTGAAAGACAATATACAAATGAAACACTTGATGAAATATCTAAATACTTAAATATTAAAGTAAGAGAATTATTTAATTTTCAATCTGAAAATCAAAGTCAAATATGGATCATGGAAAAAGATACCATATGTGATTGTGATAAAAAATTATACTGTAAAAAAGACGGTATTCACATTTTATTCCCTAATCTTGTTTCTAATAAAAAAAATTATGTATCTTTAATAAATAATATTATTAAAGATAAAGATATTATCGAAGAAATATTTGTTAATACTTGTAAATCCCCACCATCTAATCCTGTTAATGAAATATTTGATTCTCATATTTATAATCCTGGTAATTGGTTTATATATGGTTCAGGTAAACCCGGACCAAATGAATTAACTTATAAATTAACAAGAGTACTTAAAGTATCAGAAGAATCTACTAAAAATATTCCCATTGATATCTTACTAGAAAACCCCAGAGAGATAATGAACAAAAATAGTGTGCAAATTAATGATAAAGTTAATGTTGAATTTATCGGTCCAGAGATATTTAAAAATAAACCAACAAATAATAATGTAAATATGTCTATGACTTTTGACAATATAGAAAATATTCAAAATGTTGTTAATATAAAAAAAGATGAACTTAAATTTATTAATAAATTAACTAATATCTTATCAGAGGATAGAGCATCTGATTGTAAAAATTGGATTGAAGTAGGGTATTGCTTGCATAGTTTATCTTCAAAACATCTACTAAATACATGGGTTAAATTTAGTAAAAAATGGCAAAATTATGCTGGTGATAGTGAATGTATCAAACAATGGAATTACATGAACTCTACTAATAGGCCACAATATACATTAGGAACGCTTATTTATTGGGCTAAAAAAGATAATCCGGATGAATATTCAATTATTCAAAAAGAATCACTTAAAGGTCTTGTAGATAAAAGTCTTGTTGGTGAAAAAACGTGTGGTACTCATTCTGATGTAGCCAATATTGTTTTCAATTACTACAAAGATTTATTCGTTTGTAGTGGGCTTAAAGATAATGTTTGGTATTATTTTGATGATACAACTGGTAGATGGATTGATAGTGAACAAGGTGTTATTTTAAGAGTAAGATTATCTGCTGATATTATTGATTTATATCAGCATTATAGTAATTTCTATAAAGATAAATCCAAAGAAGAAGATCCTGATTCTGAACTATATCAAATATATGATAGTAGACACTCTAATTGCTGTAAAATTATTCTTAAATTAAAAGATTATACTTACAAAGAAAAAATTATGAAAGAATGTAAAGATAAATTTTATGACCCTGGATTTATGGATAAACTTAATAGCAAAAAGAATTTAATTGGATTCGACAATGGTATAGTTGATCTTAAATATTGTTCTATCAATAAATCCGGTATAGTACATAACGAGACAATATTTAGAGAAGGTCGTCCTGATGACTATGTTAGTTTATCAGTTGGATACAATTTACCTATCGCAAAAGAAGATATGCCTACTAATATCAGTCAGATTAAAGATAATATAATGAGCATTAATAACTATCAAGAACTTCAAGAAGGATTAGATGACTTTATTAAAAAAGTTTTACCAAATGATGATGTCCGTGACTATACTTTAAGATTTCTATCTAGTTGTCTAAGTGGTGAAGTTAGAGAAGAAAAATTTTACTTTTGGACTGGTTCCGGTAGCAATGGTAAATCTAAAATAACAGAATTAATTGATCATACACTAGGTGAATATAGTAAACCCATGGATGTATCATTTCTAACTACTAAACGTGGTAGTTCATCAAGTGCTTCACCAGAACTCGAAAGAGTTAGATATGCACGGTTTGTATCAATGTCTGAACCTGAAAGAGATGATCAAATATATGTAGGTAAACTTAAACAAATCACTGGTGGTGATAAAATGACTTCAAGAGGTTTATTCAAAGATACAACTGAATTTAAACCTCAGTTTAAAATTATTCTTATGTGTAATGATCTACCAAAACTTGCTGGTAATGATGGGGGTGTTCATCGTCGTATTGAGGTAGTTGATTTTATCTCTAAATTTATTGAAAATCCTAAACCTACTATGCATAATCCTAACCAATATATTGCTGATACTCAACTTGGTAATAAACTCAAACAATGGAATATCTTATTTATGATTAAACTATTAGATTACTACAAAGTTTATGATGAGGAAGGAACAAAAGCACCATCATCTGTAACAGAAGCTACAAAAGTATATATTACAGAAAATGATACTATTCAAAAATGGATTACCGAAGATCTTGTAGAATCTGATGATGTAACTCCACTTGACGATTTAATGGATTGTCTTAAATCTTGGTGCGAAGATCAAGGTTTTGATTTCAAAAAAATTAATAAATTAGAAGTTAAAAATTCTCTTATTAAAGCACAAGAAAAAACATCAGCAGGTCCTGCCATATTCGGTAAAAATATTAAAGAAAATGCACCAAATGGTTCATCTAGATGTCCCAAGTTTAACTTCATTACCGTTGAAGATGAAGAGTAAAATGTTCCTTAGTCCTTTTATATCCCAAGTCTATCAGATTTTTTTTTAAATCATAATCTATATCAAAGTTTGTTACATTTATAGATAATTCGCTTAAATCTAAATATATATCTCTAATAGTTTTTTCCCTTGTTAATATATTTGGATCATACATAATCCATCCAATACTTAAATAATCAAATATATTATTTATTTTATATTTCTTATTTGATTTAATATTTAAGCATAAATAATTTTTTGAATCATTTATTTCATTTGGACAATTTCCACATAATCCTCCATCTAAATATAATTTATTTTTATATTTAATCGGTTTCATTAATATCGGTATAGCCGTTGTCATTTGTAATAATTTTAAAATATTAATTTTAGGATTATTTATATGATCAATATATTCTATTTGTTGATCTGATAAATTTACTACTTTTACAATTATATGAATATTTGATATATTATATAATTTTAACATTGACATTTTATTAACATTATATTTTTTCTTTAATAATTCTTTTATATGCAAATGAATATTACTATAATTAATTAAACCATAATTATCTACTAAATTTGTTAATGAAATATCATTTATATTTAAAATATTTGTGAAATCATAATTATATATTTCATTTTCTATAAAATCATAATTATATTCAAATAAAATAAACATTAATATAAATAAAAAACTCGCTGATACACATATAATTTTTTTTATATTTTTAAAATTTCCAGATATATATTTATTTTCTATAAGATATTTAATACTTCCCATAAAAGAAATACCTTTAATTGATCCACCAGATAAAATTAGAGTATCAATATCCATATTATTTTATTAATTATATATTATGAGTTCTTTAAACATAAATAAACTATTCGAAGAACAAGATAAAAAAGTTTTAAATAGATTAAAAATGTTTGATGATATTCTTGTTCAAATACATAATAGAATATTAACTAATTCAAAGAATAAAACATTTTTTTGTACATTTTCCATACCTGAATTTTTAATAGGGAAACCATTATATAAAGTTGAAGATCTTAGAAAATATTTAATAGATTCATTAAAAAGAGATAAATTCGATGTATTATATATGCATCCAAATTTATTATTTATCTCATGGGAAAAACAAAAAAATAAAAAAAGAAATATCACTAAACCGACTACAAATAATAATGATTTGTTCAAAAAAATAGATGATTATAATCCTACTGGTAATTTATTATATAATGATAATATTTTATCTAATATTAATAATAAATTTAGTTAATAAGAATTTTTTCCCATTTTAAAAATATAATCAACTAATAATAATATAAAAATACAAGTCATTAAATATACAATTATATCATTTAAATTTTTTGTTTCACTAGATCCTCCAAATCCTTCAACAAGTGGTTGATATTTTTGATTTTTTAGTTTTTCAAATCTTTCTTCTATATATTTTTTATATTCTTCTACTTCTTTTTCTAAATATTTAGAATAATCTTTTAATTCATCAAATTGTTGTTGTAAAATGTTAGATCCAGTTTCCATATGCATTTGTTGAATTTCTGGTTGTTTAATTGGTGATTTTTCTTGAACAGTAATATCATCTGCTATTTTTCCTAATTCAGGTTCTTTATTAACAGGTTTTCCTATTTTTTCACCTGGAAAACATTGTGAAAGTAAAGCTACCATTTAATATATATATATATATTTTTTTATTTTATAAAATATATATGTATTTATTTGATTTTCTAACAAATAATTATTTATTTTTAAGTGGAACATTTTTATTAAATATGTTCGGAGGTAGAATGCTTTTTCAAGATATACAACCACATATCCATGATAAATTTTATTTAAAACATTTATTTATATTTTGTTTATTCTTTATAGCAACAAAAGATATCAATCTTTCTTTAATATTAATAGTTTTATATATAATTTTTATGCAAATTATAAATGAATTCAAAAAAGTTGAAAAAAAAGATGGTAAAGAAATAAATAATCAAGATAAAGTTAATAAATGTATTGAAATATTAAATGATATAAAAAATTAGATATTAAGTGTTATTCCTTTATTAGAACTTTTATTACTATCACCGCTCATTAAAGATATACTATCTAAATCCGCCATAGTGTTTGGTTGAAGGTTTAAATTTTTAATAACATCATCTATATCACCAACAGGTCCGTCCATTTCTTGTCTTGAAGGATGTTGATTTTGACTCATTACATCAGGCATAGGTTGATTCATATTCATACCTGGTTGTGCCATAGATCCTACTGCTGCTTTTGCAAATTGTTTCATTAAATCAGGATTTTGGCTCATAATATCATTCATATTAGGTATTGACGATTTAAACATCGTATTTGATAAATGAAACATAAATGCTGAACCACCTAACATCATAACTAATTTTAGTTCAGGAGCAATTTCACCACCACCACCATATTTCTCATATAATTGTTCAAAGACTTCATCAAAATCTTCAACACTTTCATTTACTGATTCAGACCATCCATCTAATTTTACATCAAATGGATCGAATTTACTATTTAAAAATTCTACACCTGATACAGCAGCCATCATAATTTTTCTTTGAAATTTTACAGAATTAGTTGTATCTCTTTGTTTTTTTAATTTAATATATTCATTTCTCATATCATCTAGATTAGAGTTCATATTATAATTAGTTGATGTTCTTACACCTTGATTTTGTAATTTTGAAAATTTATATAATAAATCTATTTTTTCATTTTTAATATCTGTTTGAGATAATACGTGTACTGGTTTATATTCGTCCGATGCTATATTATTCATTATTGGATCATTTACTGGATCAACTGATATATTTTTACTTTCATTATTATCTGATCTAAAAAAAGAATAATCTTCTGATTTTTCTGATTTTACTTCATCACCTGAATTATATCCATTTGATGGTTTGGGTGAATGATCCATATTTGAATTATTATTATCACTATTAATTAATAATTCAATACCTATTGAATCATTATTACTAATACTAGCATCAATATTTTTAAAATCATCATCTAAATTAATATCTAACTTTTCCATATATTATTGGTTTTAAAATTATTATGTATTATATACGTATTTCTTTAAATATTCAATATTTGATTTACATTTTGAGGTAAATCCTCAATAGTAACATTATAATGTTGTTCTAGTTCATTAAGATAATACAATTCACGTTCATTTATTAAATTAATTGCAACTCCTTTTCTACCATATCTACCAGACCTTCCTATTCTATGAACATATGTTTCTTTTGATTTTGGCAAATCAAAATTTATAACTAAATTTAATTGTTGAACATCTATACCTCTGGCCAATAAATCTGTTGAAAGTAATATTCTTGTTGCACCATTTTTAAAATTTAATAATTTACTTTCTCTTTCATCCTTAGTAATTTCACCATGAATATAATCAACTGGATAATTATTTTTAATTAATTCTTCATATATCCCCATTAACTTATTTTTATAATTTACATAAATAATACATTGTGATATATTTAATAAATTATATATATCTACTAATGTATCATACTTCCATTCTTCTTTTATAACAACTTTATATTGTTTAATTCCTTCAAGAGTCACATTTTTATTATCAACAAGAATAGTTTCGGGATTATTTAAAATTTTATTTGTTAATTCAACAGTCTCATCAGTTTTTGTTGCACTGAATAGACATATTTGTGTTTCTTTTGAAATATATCTAAATATTCCACTAATTGTTTCTTTAAACCCTGATGATAACATTTCATCAGCTTCATCTAATACTAATAATTTAATATCTGATGTATATAAATACCGTCTATTTATCATATCTAAAATTCTACCAGGTGTCCCAATTATAACATGAGGTTCTTTTTGTAAATCATTCTTACATTCTTCTAAACTAGTTTTTCCAACTACTTTCATAATATTAATATTCATATATTGACTTAATGATTTCATTACATCATAATTTTGATTTACTAATTCATATGTTGGATTTACAATCAGTACCTGTGTTTTTTTAAGTGATTCATCTACTAAATTTAATCCCCCTATAGTAAAAGCACCGGTTTTACCTGTTCCTGATTGTGCTTGTGCGAATAAATCTTTCTTTTCATTTATAATGGGTAACGCTTTGCATTGAATATCTGATGGATTCTCAAATCCATACGAATATATACCTCTTAATAAATTATCTTTTAAGTTAAAATCATCAAATGTAGTCATTCCTTATATATTTATTATTATTTAATCTTTAATATTTAACATTTTTTTTATTCCATTAATATCTGCTCCTTTTAAAGTATTAATACATTCTTTATTTTTTAATAAATAAAATGATGGAACAGATTCTACTTTAAATATTTCGCATATTTTTTCATTTTCATCATCATCTATTGATATTTTATAAATATTTATTATATCTTTATTCATCTTTTTATATAATTCTTCTAATTGAGGATATATTTTTTTACAAGGCCCACACCAACTCGCTGTAAAAAATAATAAAATATATTTTTCACAATCTATACATTTTTTAAAATTTTCAAAACCAGATAAATATTCCATATTATTTATATAAATATTTTATATTTATTTAATTAACTAATCTTATCGGGTGATTATTTGATAAATATCTTAATTTAATTAATAAATTTTTCTGTATTCCTGTTAAAGTTAATGCCAATATTAAATCCATTATTTTTATATATTTTCCGTCTAATTTAAAAAAATTAATATATTTACTTATTAAATATTTATGTAAAAAAAAAATTAACATACCTATTACTATTATATGTAAAACTACATATATATATATTGTAGATTTATTCTCTTTATTTATATCTTTTACATAAAATATATGATCTATTATTGGTGCAACAAATAATAATACTGATGTTAAAAAAATTAACAATATATAGAAATATAAATATTTATATCTGTATTCCATTTATTATATATAAAATATTTTAATCTGATTCATAATCACTTGATGATGAATTATATTCTTTCATAGAATTTTCCATTTTTATAATTCTTTCATCTTCTTCTTGTAATGATTGAATAAAGTCATTTCTATCTGTATTAATCATATCATATTCAACAATGAATTGTTCTTTCTTTACTATTTTTGGAATCATAGGTAATGGATACTTCTGAAAATCTTCAATATTAACAACATTATCCCAATAATCTTTTCCATACACTTCATGCATATTTTTACTACAAATATATGAACATATATACTTATCTGAACCATTTTGGTCCAGGTGAATAAAATACTTTGACCTATTGCGATCACACTTATCACACTTGAAACCCAAAATAGGATTTTCATCGCACATGTTTTGAATCGCTTTTGAGTAAGACATCTTATTTGCTTTAATATTCTCTCAAACACAATTTCAAATTTTAAATCTATTCATTTCTCTTAAATAATTTTTATTATATTTATCTGTTTGAGTATATATTAATTTTAAAATAGATCTAAAACCTTCTCTAACTGGTGAAACACAATGTATATTCTCATTTGCTTTCACTATAATTAATGAATTAGATTCAGAATATATTTTGTTATTCCATCCTAAATATGAATACCAATTTGTATAACTATCTGATTCATTTTCAATAGTATAAACTATTTCATATTGCGGTTTTTCATATAATAATATATCTTTATGACACTTCATACCTTCTGAACCTTTTGGATAAACTCTGAATTCTATTGGAAAATTAGATTTCTTTATATCAGATTTTATATATTTTTTTATTTTATTTATATTTTTTTCTGAATAAAATATATCATTTATTTTTTCATCTAAAATTGGTTTTATTAATCTAAATTTCTCAGACTTTAAATTTTTTATACTTCTTGTATAATTTTTTATATAATTATATTCTTCATTTGTTAAAAAATTATTTATATAATATACTTCATTTTTTTTAAAGTATAATAAATATAATATTAATAAGACTAATAATAATAATAATAATAATACAATATTTAAGAACATTTATATATTATAATATAAATATTAAACTAATAAATTTGATAATTAAAAATATTATTATATAAATATTATGATTAACAAAAAAGATATTCTAGATTATATTAATAATAATTATCCTGACACACTTGATAATATACATTTATTCAAGAAAACTATTATAATTGATATAATTAATGTATTTAATATTATTTCTGATAATAAAAACCATATTCAATTAAAAGCAGAAAAATATTTTATAGAATCTGTTATCGATGAATATTCTAACAAAATTAATACTTTCAATACGAGAAAACATAAGTTATATGAATTAATGAAATTAGAATTACCTGAACAAAGGTCGCCTGAATGGTACGAATTAAGACAAAATATTTTAACAGCTAGTTCATTTGCCGCAGCACTTGGTGACGATCATTTTAAATCAAGAGACATGCTTATTTACGAAAAAATTAATCCTCCTCTATATACATCTAATCCTATTACTGAATGGGGTGTTAAATATGAAGAAATTGCCACTTTATTCTATCAACTTATTACTGGAACAAATGTTATTGAATTTGGATTAATTCCTCATCCTACTTTTCCAGTATTTGGAGCATCTCCTGATGGAATATGTGATGACAAAGGACCCATGGAATATTGTTCCAGAATGTTAGAGATTAAATGCCCCCCTAAGAGAAAATTTACAAAATCTGTTCCCAAACACTATATGATGCAAATGCAAGGTCAGTTAGAAGTATGTGATCTTGATGAGTGTGATTTCTTACAAGTTAAGATTGAAGAATATGAAGATATGAATGAATACAAAAAAGATATATTAAATTTAGATGAACCACATAAATATACATATCCAAATATTAAAGGATATGATACAACTACTAATGGTAAAACACATCAAAACTTACCAAAAGGATGTACTATTTCATATATAAAAGAAGGTGATGATGATACAAAATATTCATATTTATATCCTAAATTATTACTATCAGATGATGAATATTTAGAATGGATTGATGGGTATCTTAAACAAGGATTAAATATAGTTGAAACTAAATGGTGGAAAATAACTAGATATGAGTTAACACTAGTTCATAGAGATAAACCATGGTGGAATGATCACATAGAACATGTATTAAAATTTTATAATGATTATGTTTATTATAAGGAAAATATATCAGAATTAGAAAATATAGTAAAACACAATAAAAAAGAGGTAACTATTAATATACCAGAGAAGCTACCTGGGTTTTTGCTTTGCGATTAACTTTCCGCGACGAATAAATTTGATTTTGAGATTCAAAATAATTTAGATCAAAAATCCTTCTGCTTTATATCGCAGAAATCGTATTCAAAACTTTCTTGCATACAAACATCCATACAAATGGCTTCCACTCATGTCTTCTCCGATAAGGCAACCGAGTTCATGCGGCAAATCGCTGACTTGGAGGACCATACGGTGGAGAGTTTGTCTGGTGAAGAGTTTGTTCAAGAGTTCATGGACCAGTTCTGTCCCACTAAGGCGCCTGCCAAGAAGAAATCCCCGAAGGCCAAAAAGCTGTCGCCGCCGCGCGATCCATCGGAGATTTCGACTAGCAAGTGCCAGTGTCGGGTGTGGAACAAGGGTGACGGTGGACAATGTCGCGGTAATCCTGAGAAAGATTCTATCATGTGCAAGCGCCACGCCGCCGAAGCACTTCACCTATATGAAGAATCCACTCCGGAAGATGCGCGCGAAGACCTCGGCAGCGAGGGTCTTGCAGAGATTCTATGCGAGATGTGTGAGAACGGTGACGCTCTCGGTTGGATGGGTATCGTTACGGCGTCCCGCCCGACCAAGCCCACCGACAAGAAAGGTAAGGCGCTGACCTGGACTGATCAGAGGACTTCTAAGAAGAAATCTGTTGAAAAGCCCAAGACAGTCGTCAAGCCAAAGACCGAAAAGACCGCTTCTAAGCCGAAGGTCGATAAGGCTGATGCTAAGCCGAAGAAGCAGCGCAAGGTGAAAAAGGCAGATCCGCCTCCGGAGCCTGTGAAAAATGAAGATGATGGGGAGCAGTCTGTCCCGGAAGAGCATGAGCAAGCCCCCGTCCCGGAACCGGTACCCGAACCCGAGAAAGATGACGCAGCTGACCAGGCAGATGATAGCTCTACTGTTGTGCCCGACGGCGCTACTACGGC